TGGTGGCTCGTCCACTGTTGCAATAGACGAAATTCAGCCTGTAGGCACAATCATGCCATTTGCTGGATCGGTTATTCCCGACACGTGGCTTGCGTGCAATGGAGCCACGTACAATCGCGTAGATTATCCTGAACTGTACACCAAACTGTGCTTTACAGACGGCGATCAGGTGCCCATGTACGGGTACGTTGTGGGTATCACGGGAGCAGGATACGCTTCGGTTGAACTGAATGATATTGTTCACTTCAAGAACGCAAGCGATCCGTGGCAGGGAAGCGGTCCTTACGCTCAAGGCTCAAACGACGATATTCGCGCAGTGGTGGTTGCCCTGCCGACTGCATCTGTTCGGTACTTGCAGTTGAGCGTGATTCCCAAGTACACGGGTGGTCGGTTCACATATCAAAACGCAATACTAAAGACAGGAAACGCTGCAAATGCCAATGCCAATTATCGCATATGGCAGGCAAACGGACAACCACGTTCCGCAACCACGTTCACAGTTACGGAAGTGGCAATGCTCCACTTCAGGACACCCGATCTGCGCGGACGGTTTGCTCTTGGAAGCAACAGCGTTGGGTTGAGCGACAACGCAATAGAAACAGAACCTACATTCATCAGTTCGCTTGGCATATACTCTATGGGTTCGCTTGGTGGCGAGGAAGCCCATGCCCTCACGAACACAGAGTTGCCGTCACACACCCATACTGCCACAGATGGTGGTCACTCCCACCTTTGGACAGGATTTGTTTCTGTTGAACCTGGAAATAATGGACAACTTTACGATTTTGAATTTGCTGCTGCGATGAGAAGTCGTGGAGTTTGGGTAGGAGGTTCTACTACCACTCCAAACACCGTGGACGGTAGAGTTCCTGCAAGTCTCCCGAATGGCGTGCTTTCTCCTCAAAGAATCGGTGAACTTCAAGAAAGTGGTGCTGGTGGTGGAGAAGACAGGGATTCTGGTGTTGGTGCATACAATGTTGCATCAAGCAGTAGCAACATATCAGTGGGAAATACGGGAGCAAACTCCCCCCACAACAATATGCCACCGTACACCACCGTGCTGTACATCATCAAGGCAAAGCCGTATACCCGTGCGGCAATTATTGACGGTGTAGATATTCCGTACAGCAGTCTGCTTGTCCGCGATTTGCGTTCCCGAAATGTCAGCGGTATAGCAGGCGATCAAGACCTTGTAATTTGCACAAATAAGGCAACAGATTCTGGAAATGGAACAGAAAGAATCCGAGTCAAAGGAGGGGATGGAAAAATAGGAATAGGTACAATATCTCCTATTTCCGAACTTGACGTAAACGGAACAGGAATATTTACCAAAGTTGGAGTGGGCGTTTCAAGCGTTCCAACGGTTGCATTGGATGTGAATGGAATAACGCGATTCACTGGATCGGTTGGAGTGAATACCGCTTCTCCCTCTGTTGCTCTTGATATAGTGGGAGAAGCGCGAAGCAGCATTTCTACAACTGCTACATCAAATGCCAAGACATTGGTGACGAAAGATTATCTGCAAAGTTTTACGAGAATCGGTTCAGTTGTGATGGGTGTTCTTACACAAGGACAGACTAGTAATATATTTGGAAATAGCGTACAGTGTACAATTCGTACTACTAATGACACAGTTACAATTACATTCCCAACGGGTACTAGTTGGTCTGGTTTTGCAGCAAGGAATTCTGACGGAGGAGCATTCGGAGGTTCTGCTAACGGACCTGGATTTGCTGGACTCACCACATTCACTAATGCAAACTCTTTTACTGCTACAGGTGTAACCGAAAGTAATACTAGGGTGATACTATTCGCAATTAGAACTGTATAGTGTTTTCATAAAATCATAAATACCTACGATGTCAATATTTTCACACATACCGTATCCAGCACAGCGACCAGTAGAAAACCTGAAGTTAGTAAGTGTAGACACTGTTCTGCACGTGTCTAACAGCGGAAGCGATACTGTTGGCACAGGAACCACTGCGGCTCCGTTCCAAACACTGTCTCGTGCGCTTACGGTAGCCCGCGAGCATATCATCCTTGGAAACGCAACCCTCACTATTCGGCTCCAACCAGGTGAGTACACACTCACGCAAAACCTTGACTTGTATCACCCACAAGGCAACAACTTGGTTATTGAGGGTGATCCGTCTGCATTCACGCAACGCACAGTTTGGCGTGTGCAGGACTACACGTGGAATCTGTCAAACTTTGCGGGTGGTGGGCACACAGGAACCCTTTCTCTGTTTGACGGCACGACCACCGCAGGCTGCACCTTCCACGGATACACTGCATCAAATAATGGTATGTACTTTGCGATTACCAACGCTGCAATCGGTTCTCGCAGCGGATATTACACAAGTGGTGCCAGTGGAACAGCAGGCGTGTCTGCTCCTTCTGCCTCATCGTACGATCCCCTGTTTTGGGGTGACCGATTCTTCAATCACGGTTACGCGTACGAGGAAGGCAACGCGATACTTGGTCTTGGACGCATCCTGAATGCAGGAGCAAATCCGCATACCGTTTCCGTTCAGTTTTCCAATCTCAACTACGACGGACGTTGCCCTGCATGGCACCTGAACGGTGGATTGAGCAATGCAACGCCATCATGGGCAGGTTTGGCAAACAACTATCCTGAAACACAGTATTCGCAGCCTAATGGCTACTACGGATTGCCTGGATGGCGCAACGAGAGCGGAAACGTTGCTTTCCCGTCCAATCCAAGCACTACACACATTACCAACGATCCATTTGTTGTTTCAACGTATCCTGTGGTTATTCGTGCTCCGTACGGCAACAATAATGGAAGCCTGTTCCTAAAGAACGGCAATCTCAAGGGGTTGCGCAACATCATGTTTGCTGCAAGCGCGTCACCTTACACTCTACAGAGTGGTGTCACAGGTGCAACTGCAAATCACTCACAGGCAATCAGTGCATTCACGGACAACGGCTTGGCTCACGACACTAATGGTGTTGCCCTGTGCCTTGAGAACGCTACGATTGGCATCCGTCACCTTGGGTTTAACGGTGTAGGAACCGCAATCTCTGCCTACGGCTCTAAGATCACAAAATACGCAGATCAGACGTTTGACACTTCTGGTGTTACCGCAGCAATTGTGCGTTATGCTACCCTTAACACATTAGACAACGCACCTGTGCTGTGCACCGCAAACTGCACAAACGGCATTGTGGCAAAGAACTCTACCATAGACTTCACTGATGCGTCAGGCATCAACCGCGAATACCTCACAGACTATCGCGAGGGAACCGTTTACGTGTCTGCGCTGTCCAAGCCCATCTCGCTGTTTGGCAGCGAGTTCAAAGCCACTTCTGTGGTCGCTAACAGTCACTCCCATGTGCCTACGTTCAAGATGGATCTTGTTGTTCCTCAGTTTTCGGGAATGACTTCATCTACCTTTATAGCGCACGTTGGCAGCACAGGGTATTGGACTGCGTATCCGCTTGCGAAGGCATATGTTAATGTGTCAGGTGTGGGACGACAGGAAATAGGTGCAATCAACTTTGTAACCGAAAGCACTGAAGCAATCTCACAAATTGCGGGAACCACAGCAGGTGCATCGTATGTTGGATCCACTCCTGTAGGCTATCGTCGCTACACTCTTCACGGGCTAAAGACTGCACCAACGGGTCTGAACTATATCACAGTTCACGATGTTCGTAACGGCATAACCACTCCATTCGGCGTGGCACAGATTGGCGGAACGCTTGAGGTGGAGTTCTACTCAGATAATAGCGGTGTAAACGTGTCTTCGTATTATGCAGTAGGTAGGCAGTCACTTGCTCTTCGTGGGCTTACAGGATCAACGTTTGGCGTAAACGGAGTTACAGGAGCCACGTTTGCAAACTACGTGCAGTCTTTTGACTCTTATGGTGCAGACGGCACGTATTTGGGCGATTATTTTGCAAATAGAAAAACCACCATTCAGGCATTTGACGGGTCATTCGTAACCGTAGAGAAGGCATTGGTAATTGACAATGGCGGTGCGGTGCCTGTTGAAGTGGCAAAGAACTCGTCGCTTATTGTGGGTGACGGTATAGTATCGGCAAACAAGCGTCTTGGTGTTCAAAGCAGTGGTCAGACAGACGGCACATTTGGTGCAATAAACTACAACAGTGGTGCAGTTTGCATTACAGGCTATGCGTATTCAGGCATCTACTGTTGGGATAACTCTAGCGCAATCGTAGGCTCACTGTTTATCAAGCATCCAACCGCTGTAAATTGCTTTGAACCCGCTGATCTGTCTCTAAGCGGCAAGATTCTCAAAGTGGAGCAGTCATCTCGTGCGGTACTATCCAACATATATGCACTTCTTACTGTAGGAAATTCGTCTGTCCTTGGCTCCGCTAGTGCGCAAACATTCACTAGCAGCGGGACAGGATATTGGAAGAGCCGAACAGGAATTGGTTACGGGTTTGTTCCTCTTGATCCGTCCCGCTTGAATGGATTTATTTCAGCAGAAAAGGACAGTTCGGTTACTATTGAATGGTCGCCAGCAATAACCGCAGGTACTGGCAGCAAGGTGTTCCACTTTGACGGAGGCGCACCTAATTGGAACGGGGCAGGAACGTCTTCACGTAATGTCAGTCTGCTGACTGCAAAAAATTCTAGCACCCTGCTTGTTGGCGATGTTCAGCAGTCTTCCACTCCTTACACAAATACCAACCTGTCCACGCGGTTCACTGTGGACGGCAGGACAGGAGCCACTGCACGAATCGCATCTCGCAGTGCAAGCAATACATACGTGTACGGAACAACAACGACTCGTCTGTGGGCAGGTGCAACAGGAGCAAGTTTGTCGGTTCATGATGTGAATATTGGAAGTTACGCTACAACACTCACAAACAACAACGGACAGCGAGATATTGTTCCCGCCGCAGGCATCACGTACTGCTCGTCATTCAACGGGTTTTCGCGAATTCTGGGCATCTGATACGGAGATAAAATGTTCAAGAGCCTCATACAGACTGATGCTGAAGGAATTGTTCGCAATACCGTGCTTGATGTGGAGCAGTACAACTACTCCACGGGATCGTTTCCGTTTCCCAACGATCCAGTTGTGATTGACAACGACTTGGCAGTGCTTCCGTTCATTCGGACTCGTAAAGAAGACAATACAACGGTATTGGATACGGTTTTTATCCATCCATACACGGAGCAGATTCTTACGGGAACAATTAACGGCGGGTTTCAACTAAACGAGCAGATCGTGCAAACGCCCGTAACTGTTGAAGTAACAAACGATCTTGTCCTGAACGGCGCAACCGCAACAGAGTATTCTCCCACCGTTGGAACTATTGGCGCAAGTGGAGAATATTTGGGTAAGCGTGCTGCACAGTTCAAGGGCACTTACCTTGACTTGGTGAGCGGTAAGGGAGCGGGACTAAGACTTCCGCCCATCAATACAGATTACAGATACTTCATGGTAGAGGGATTTCTTTACTTTGAGGCAGAACCCACAAATTACGATCCTATTTTGATTACTCGGAGCAGTGGTGTTGTTAGTGGAACCACACAGGATTCGTTCTCTGTTGAGTATGATCACGCATACAATCAGTTGGTACTTAAGTACACTCCAAATGGTCTTACTTTAAACGGATTTGATTCAACTCTGAATATGAGTCCAGCCGATGGGGTGACTGCAAATCAATGGCATCACTTTGCATTTTCTGTAGACTATCAGGGAATAACCACCTATGTGGCAACATTCTTTAATGGCACACGTATAGATTCGGCAGAACTTGTTGGTGGAGTTACTTGGGGTAATGTGAGAAACTCCACTGCTCCAATTTGCATTGGTTGTGGTCTATCAGCAGAAAGACCTCTTAAGGGTTGGTTGGATAGTGTGCTTATCAGTGGTGGTGCAAACGTAGACGCTCTCCGTGGATACGGACCAACAGGATCTTCTATAATCGTTCCTGTACAAGAACCACAAGCAGGCGATTACACTATCTACTCTCTCACCATGAATGGTCCACTTGCAACAAGCCTGTTCCCATGCGATACAAGCACTCGGGTGGTATCCACTGCATCGTATATTTCAAACAGCGAGAACAAAGTTGGTGTGGGTTTGGTGTCTCGTCAGCAAAGCCAATTCAATGGTATCACCCTTTTCAATGGCGTATGTTTTGGACACGCACTGACGGGTGTTTGTGCTGGTCCGTGCTTTGGTGTGGACAGTGGGACTTACATGACAGTTACGGGTGTAGAGCAACTTCACGGAATAACCGTTGCACGCCGTATCCGATCAAATGCAGCAGAGTTTACCATTGCGTACCTCTTGGGTTCTACTGGTATGCAGGGGCGCTCTGGCGCAAGCGGCGACTTCCCTATATTCTTTACCCGCAATTGGGGAGGCAATACCTTCTCGTATCTTGCAACACAGACCAATACCACGGAACTAAAGTTCATTTATGATACGGTTACGGTCAGCGGTCGCACTGGAATTTTTTATGTAAAGGATTTTGGGTCAGGAAAGGTGTATGGAGTGCAGACAGCGGACATCAAGAACCTGTACGCAGACGTTGTTGAGTACCATTCGGTGTCTTCAAAGATCGGCATTTCAGCATCAAGCCGAATTTTGGGCATCACTGGAATGGAAGACCTGTACAACGCAAAGGGATTTGAGGACGAAGCCATTGCACAGAAGGTTGCACCAAACATCAGCAACGTGGGCATTCTCTATATCAACAACAATGCTCGCTTGACGAAGAAAACCACCAACCCAGAGCGTGCCTTCCAAGAGTACACGATTGAGGGAATCATCAAGTAATGGCGGTGAGTCCAATGGAACTCAGGCACTACGGAAACGACACAATAATAATAAACGGCAAGGAATACTCGTTTTCAGATTTCAAGAAATTGGAACCGAAGTATTGTGCGCCGTACGGGTTTCATACCCGTGTGTACCGAAAGGGCGTGGAGCATTTTGCGTCTGACGGCTCCACCACCATCTACTTGCCATTGAATGATCCCCAATGTGATCGGATATGCAACCGTGAAGGTGAGTTGGCGCGCTTGGTTGCCTTAATGGAGTTAGAAAAGCAAAAAAAGACACGCTCGTAGGCTGCTAAATACTCCAAAGGAGAACGGTAAATGCCACAGCCAACCACACGACAGGAATTCAAGGAGTATTGCCTACGCGCCCTCGGTGCGCCTGTAATTGAAATAAATGTGGACGATCAGCAGGTGGAAGACCGTATTGATCAGGCAGTGCAGTATTTTCAAAATTGGCACGGCAACGGATCACAGCGCACATACTACAAGTATCAGGTAACACAACAGGATGTGACTAACGGTTATGTTGACACAAATGTTTTTGATACCAGTCTTCAGACAGTGACCCGTGTTTTCTCCATAGGCTTCAATTTGCAGATGAACAACATCTTCAACGTGCGCTATCAGATGGCACTGAACGATTTCTACGGGTTGCGCACAGGGCAGATGAACATGAACTACTTCGTGTCCACCATGCAGTACCTTGAGATGTTGCAGCAACTACTTGATCCCGAAAAGCAGATTCGGTTCAACAAGCACACCAATCGTCTGTATATTGACATGAACTGGACGGATTTTGTGGTTGGGCAATACTTGCTGATAGAGGGATACACTGAAATAAATCCCGAAACCTACAGTGAAGTATGGTCTGAAACCATGCTGAAGAAATACGCCACCGCGCTCATCAAGCAGCAGTGGGGCGCAAATCTGTCCAAATACAGTGGTATTCCATTGCCAGGAAACATCACGTTTAATGGTGACAGGCTGTATCAAGAAGCGTCTGAAGAGATTGCGAAGATAGAAGAAGATATGCTTCTCAAGTATCAGGAACCACCTGAGTTCATCACAGGATAATCATGACAGTAAACCCGTATTTTCGCAGAAACAAGAAGGGCGAGCAGGCTCTTGTAGAAGCACTTACGACCGAGGCAATCAAGATCCACGGTCATGAGATGCTCTACATTCCACGCGAAAAAGTAACGGAAGATCTTATTTTTGGTGAAGAGATCTCGGAGTTTAAAGATTCCAACCGTATAGAAATGTATTTGGAAGACGCTGATGGTTTCCAAGGCGACGCAGAAATGAGCCGATTTGGTTTGGACATCAAGGACAGCGCAACTTTCATTGTGTCCCGCAAGCGATTCATGGATGTGATGGGACACAATCCACAAATACGGAAGATCGGTCGCCCACGTGAAGGCGATCTCATATTTTTTGACTACCCGTACACCATGTTTGAAATCAAGTTCGTGAAGCACGATAATCCGTTTTATCCCTTGGGTGATCGGTATTCCTTCAAGTTGGTCTGTGAGCAGTTCAAGTACACAAACGAGAAGATAGAAACAGGCGAAAGCGAAATGGATGCAATTATGGATATTGCTTCTTCCTACTTGGTGGGAATCACGCTCTCAAGCGGATCAGGTGCGTTCCTTGTGGGTGAAACTGTGTATACCGGATCTTCTGCTGATAGGAGAGCATATGGTGTGGTAAACAAGTTTACGGATCCAGTTTCTGGTTCCAGTTATGTCTATATCAATAAGCAAGAAGGGGTCTTCCAAATTGGAGACATTCTTACCGGAAATTCTTCCGGATACACATATGCCATCAACGGCGTGTATCAAACCACCATCCGCTCCAACCACGTGGATCAGCAAGATAACGATCAGATTGAACTTGAGGAGAACAGCGACAACATATTTGACTTCACAGAAAAAGATCCGTTCTCTGAGGGCAACTACTAATGTTTTCCAAGTTTTACAACGGAACCATACGGCGCATGGTTGTTGCGTTTGGATCGCTCTTCAACGAGATCTACATTGATCGTGCGGAAAGTGGTGGCACAAAGACCCTGCTTGTCCCCATCTCATATGCACCAAAAGAAAAGTACAAGGTGCGTCTTTCAGGCGACCCCAACCTACAGAACCCCAATCAGATAGTCCTGCCCCGCATGGCATTTGAAATAACGGGTTATATGTACGATTCTGCCCGAAAGCGCAACAGCACCACAAAGTTCATTCCACGAAACACCAATCCTGCAAGCGGTGTGGACTACACGTATGCAGAAGTTCCTTACAACATTGACTTTGGGCTGTATGTGTATGTTCGGAACATGGATGACGGTCTTCGGATCATTGAGCAGATTCTTCCGCAATTCTCTCCCGAGTTCATGACCACCATCAACTTTGATGACATTAGAAAAGCAATAGACGTTCCTATCTACCTCAACTCTGTATCATCGGAAGAGGACTACGAGGGAGACTTCACCACGCGCCGAAGCATCATTTTTACGTTGAATTTTACCATGAAGACTTACCTGTTTGGACCAAAGAAGAACTACAAGGAAATCCGTGCCGTTCAGTCGTCATTTATCAACGGAAACGTGTTTGACGATCCGCTGCCAGCAGGTTTGACCTATACGCCTGGTTCTGCGGAAAACTTTGTGTATGCACGAGATATCATCGGCATCAGTGGTGCTGGAGCAACACTATCTAACTACGATGCTTATGCAAAAATATACGAGCGACTTTCAGGCGGCGGCACAACATACGCAGCAGGAATGTCTGCTGGAGGCATAACCGTAGATTGGGATATCTGAGGAGTAGACCATGAGTGAGTTTGACCATATTGATGCTGCGCTTGGCGCGGAAACAGTCCCCACGCCCCCTGTGAAGGCAGAGCCTACGGCTATAACCAAGATTGATGCGCTCCCTCTGAGCGACGAGAAACTTCAGAAAGACCTGAAGATTGACTACGATCTTGTGCGCGACAACCTGAAGGACTTGGTGCACGCAGGGCAGGAAGCACTTGATGGCATTGTGAAGGTGGCACAGGAAGGTGATTCGCCCCGTGCCTACGAAGTGGTTGCGCAGATGATCAAGACCCTTTCTGAAACCAACCGCGAACTGATGGATCTCCATAACCGCGTGAAGACCATCCGCAAGACCGAACAGAACACAAACGTGACCAACACCACCAACTCCATCTACGTGGGTTCCACGAAAGAGTTGCAGGACATAATCAATGCTTCGCGATCCACCACGAAGGCATTTGCAAACCGTCCTGATGTCCTAGAGACAATACAGGACGACAAGCATAATGACTAGTAAAAGCCAAAAGTATCTCGGCAACTCCAACCTCAAGGCAGCGGGTGTAAGCGTAAACTTCACGCCAGAGCAGATTGAAGAATACATCAAGTGCTCGCAGGATCCGCTGTATTTCGTAAAGAACTACGTAAAGATCGTGTCGCTTGACAAGGGCTTGGTGCCCTTTGAACTGTATGACTACCAAGAGGACATGATTCGTGCCATTCACGAGCACCGATTCGTGATCGGCAAGATGCCCCGTCAGACAGGTAAATCCACCACCATCATCTCGTATCTCCTCCACTACATCCTGTTCAATCAGGACATGAGCGTGGCAATACTTGCAAACAAGTTGAACACCGCACGCGAACTGCTGAACCGCCTGAAGATGGCATACGAATACCTGCCCATGTGGTTGCAGCAGGGTGTAGTGGAGTGGAACAAGGGATCTATTGTGTTGGAAAACGGCTCCAAGATACTTGCATCTGCAACATCATCATCTGCTGTGCGTGGCGGATCGTTCAACTTCATCTTCCTTGACGAGTTTGCGTATGTTCCGCAAAACGTGGCAGAGGAGTTCTTCTCCTCCGTATACCCCACCATCACAAGCGGCAAGACCACCAAGGTAACGATTATCTCCACGCCCAAGGGATTGAATATGTTCTACCGCCTGTGGGTGAACGCGAACAAGAAACCCGGTGAGGAAGGCAAGAACGAGTATTTTCCAATAGAGGTGCATTGGACCGCAGTGCCTGGTCGCGATGAGAAGTGGAAACAGCAGACCATCTCAAACACTAGTGAGCAGCAGTTCCGCACGGAGTTTGAGTGCGAGTTCCTTGGCTCCGTCAATACGCTTATACATCCCGAAAAACTGAAGTGCATGGTATACCGCACCCCCATATTTCAGAACGACGAGGGGTTGCGGATATACGAAAAGCCACTTCCTGAACACAAATACGTCACCGTAGTGGATACTGCACGGGGACAGGGGCTTGACTACCACGCGTTCACTGTCATAGATGTTACGGCATTTCCGTATAAGATGGTTGCTGCATTTCGGAACAACACCATTGCACCTATGTTGTATCCCAATGCCATCTATCCCATATGCAAACAATACAACAACTCGTATCTGCTCATAGAGATAAACGATATTGGTGGTCAGGTAGCGGACATCCTTCACGATGACATGGAATACGACAATCTGCTGTATGTGTCCATGCAGGGGCGCAAGGGGCAGGTAGTAAACGGTGGATTCGGTGGACGGGGTGGAGCAGGAAAGGGTGTGAAGACCTCCACCGCAGTAAAACGTATTGGGTGCTCCATTCTCAAGAATCTCATAGAAGACACCAAACTGGTTGTTGAAGATTTTGATGTGGTGGACGAGTTCTGCTCTTTTGTCGCAAAGGGGGAGTCCTACGAGGCAGAGGACAACCACAACGACGATCTTGTAATGACTCTTGTGCTGTTTTCATGGCTTACCACTCAGGCGTATTTCAAAAACATCACAGGGAGCGACATCCGTAAGGATCTTTACGAGGATCAAATGAAAAATTTGGAAGAGGAAATGACTCCGTTTGGGTTTGTGGACGACGGTTCCCCTGAAAGCACCTTTATGGACACCAGCGGCACGGCTTGGCGGGTGGAAAAGGGGTCAGACCTAGATAAAGGGTGGTTCTTCTGAACCCACCGTGAATCCTTCAAAATAATACATACAAGCAGAAGCGCATCACCGAACATGACTTCTTCACGAAGGAGAACCCAAAATGGCATTCAGAGTTAGCCCAGGCGTAAGCATCAAGGAAATTGATCTGACCACAATCGTCCCTGCCGTTGCCACCACTCCCGGTGGTTTCGCAGGCTACTTCCATTGGGGACCGGTAGACGAGATCACCACCGTGACTCAAGAAACCGAACTTGCAAATATTTTCAGCACACCACAGAACGACAACTACGTTGACTTCTTCACCGTTGGCAACTTCTTGGGCTACGGCAACAATTGCCAAGTGGTCCGCGTTGTCGGTGCTGCGGCTGCAAACTCCCACGTTACTGCCACGGGAACGACGGGAACGGGAATTTCCAAACTCGTCATCAACAACGAGACACAGTTCGGTGCAAGCGCAGGAGCCTTGGGTTCTACTCCTGCTAATAGTGGAGCAATCCTGTTTGCCTCCAAGTACCCAGGTGTTCTTGGAAACAGCCTGAAGGTAGTCATCACGAACGGAAACGGCATCACTGGTGCCTCTCTTGCTGCGGCAGCAAGCCTTGGCGCAACCTTCATTGACATGATTACAACAGGTCAGAGCCAAGTGCGGTATTTTGCCGTAGGCGACATCGTAACCTTTGCAGACGGAACTTCGGTCACCGTTAGCGGCATTCAGACAGGCACAACTGCAAACACCACGTTCACAACGCGAACTCCCACAAACGGTGATTTCCTTGGCGGCATAACCAGCGGTATCACTCTCACCGCTGCTCCAGCAAATCCCCGTGTTCGCATTTTGCTCAATGGCATCTTGCCAAAGGAGCAGGGAATAAGCACATCGTTTGATATCAAGAGCGTGTATGCAGGCTATGTTGCGTCTGGTGCAACTACCACTGCATATGCCGCAGATCAACTTGGAGGAAATGACCTAATCAACGTGCTTGTTCTTGACAAGGACGGCAAGTTGACAGGCACGGCAAACAGCCTGCTTGAGAAGTTTGAGGCACTGTCTCGCGCTTCTGATGCACGCAGGTTTGACGGCAGCAGCAATTACTACCGAACGGTCATCAACGAGCAGTCCAACTACATTTGGGCACTTCGTCAAGACATCAGTGCAGACACAGCATTCTCTGCAAGCAAGGTATTCTCTACTAGCGGAGAATTGATTGGTGCAGGGTTAGGAGCAACAACAACTGTCGGTGCTGGCGTAATGTCCCTTGGTCTAACAGGAGCCGTATCTGCTGCACCAACCGATTCGGAACGTTGGGCAAATGGATGGATCAAGTTTCAAGACGCAGATACTGTTGATGTGTCGCTACTTCCCCTTGGTGAAGCATCAGCAACACTTGAACAACTGGTCATTCAGAACGTCTGCGAGAAGCGTCTTGACTGCATGGCATTCTGCTCACCAGCCAAAACCGA